GGTCTTACAGCTCGTCGAGCGGTGCTGGAGGCGGTGGTGGCGCGGCCCCACATCCTGATGGTGACAGGAACGGCCACCCGGGCGGGGCTGGCACAACCTATACCGGCGGCAGCGGTGCCTCCATCTCTTTCCCCGGCACACGTCCCTACACGTCCAACGTCAGCGCCGGTGGGGCTGGAACGGCAGGGCTGGGCATGAGCGCCGCTCAGAGCAGTACCTATTACTCCTATGGCGGCCAAGGCGGCGCAGGCCTGCTCGGCAGTGGCGGGCGCGGCGCAGGCGCCAACAGTTATTCCAACAATTCCATCGATGTGTCTGCAGCCGAAAGCGGCGGTGGCTTTGCCATCTTTGATCCCAACCTGATCCTGCTCGGCGGCGGAGGTGGCGGCGGCAATGCCGCAACGAAGCAATCCTCTGAAATGGCGGGCACCAATGCCGGGAATGGCGGCCCCGGTGCCGGGGGCGGCAGCGCGATGTCCTACAGCTCTTCTGCCAGCCATGCCTACATGGTCGCTGGAAACGGCGGCATCCTCGGCGGTGGCGGCGGCGCTGGCCAGTATTCCGCAGGCGGGCACGGCGGCAACGCAGGCGGCGGTGGCGGGTCCGGCTATCAGTTTGGCACCGGGACCGGCCACGGCTTTGGCGGCGACGGGCTGATCATCCTTCAATACGCGCTGATCCTGTAAAGGGGAATTTTATGAGCAAGTTTGCAAAAGTCGTGAACGACACCGTCATCGAGGTGCTGGACACCCTGGAGGGCCGCATTCACCCCGCGCTGCACGGAGAGTATCTGCAGGTGCCGGACGCGGTTGAACCGGGCTTTGTCAAAACCGGCCGCAAGTTCGAGGCGCCCGTACCCGTTGCAGCCGCAGCACCCCCGCCGCCCGAGCCCGTGACGGTGATCTCGCGCCTCAACTTCCTGCGCCGCTTCACCCGAGCCGAGCGCATCGCGCTGCGGGCCGCCGAGACCACAGACCCGGTGGTTTCCGACTTCCTGCTGATGCTGACCCTCGCAGAGGACGTGGACCTGACCAGCCCGGATGTCACCGAAGGTCTCGTCTATCTCGAAGCCAATGGATTTGTCACCGCAGAGCGCGGTGATGCCATTCGCAGCGGTTGACCCATCTCCGGATCTTTGAGTGTCGGTTTTTCGACGATGTGTCGATTTCTCGACACGCAGATGCATCCGAACCTGTCTGCAAACCCAATTCCAACCCTCCGTAGCGCCCGCCGGGTGCCATCCATGCAAAGGACATCCCCCGAAGGGCTCGCCTATCTCGAAGCCAATGGCTTTGTCACCGCAGAGCGCGGTGCCGCCATTCGCAGCGGCTGATCCGTCACCTGACATCTGAGTGTCGATTTTTTTGTGTCGGCTTTTCGACGGCGTGTCGGCTTTCCGACACGCAGATGCATCCGCACCTGTGTGCAAGCCCAATTCCAACCCACGAATTCCAACCCTTCGTAGCGCCCGCCGGGTGCCATACATGCAAAGGACATCCCCCATGTCTGATCCTACCTTTGGCCTGTCGATCCAGCGGATCGACACTGAGCCGCGCCCACCTGTGGCCAGCGACATGTCCGTCGTCGGTATCATTGGCACCGCAGCTGAAGCGGACGCCTCCGCGTTCCCGCTGAACACTCCGGTGTTCCTCTATTCCGACGACGCCACAAAACTCACCGCGCTTGGCGCAACGGGCAACCTGCGCGACGCGATTATGCTTGTGAACGCGCAGCTTGGGTCCTTCCAGGCCGCAGCCAAGGTTGTCGTGGTGCGCGTCGCCGACGGCGAGGGAGCCAGCGCCATCGACGAAACCCTCGCCAACATCGTTGGTGACGGTGTCACCACTGGCCTCAGCGCGTTCCTCAGCGCACCTGCTGAGCTGGGCGTCACGCCCCGCCTGATCTGTGCCCCGGGCTTTACCAGCCAGCGCATGGGGGGTGATGCAAACCCCGTCTGCGCAGCACTGCCCCCGATCTGCGAAAAGCTGCTGGCCCATGCGGTGGTCGATGGCCCCGCCACCACCCTGCAGGATGCGCTCGACTGGCGCGAGACGATCTCGCATTATCGCCTGATCCCGGTGGACCCTGCGGTGCGCGTGCTTGACGGCGGCGTGACCGTGGTCCAGCCGCTCTCCCCGGCGGTCATTGGCGTGGGCGTCCGGCGGGATCACGCCTTCCAGGGCCGCCCGTTCCACAGCTGGGCCAACCAGCCGGTGCAGGGCATCGTCGGACCCTCCCGCCCGATTGCCTTCTCGCTCACCGATGGCGCCACCGAGGGCCAGAGCCTGCTCGCCGCAAATATCGGCATCCTGCTGCGCGGCGAGATGGGCGTCGAGAGCGCCATCGGTCAGGGCGGCTTCATTTTCGTCGGCACCGACAACGCGGGCGAAGATGACCTCTGGCGGTTCTACAACGTCACCCGCGGGCGCGATTACATCCACCTGATGTTGCTGCGCACACTGCGGTTCTACCTCGGCCGCTTCAACATCACCGGTCAGACCATCCAGGCCGTGCTGAACACCATGGAAACGGCTTTGCGCAACCTCAAGGCCGATGGCGACATTCTGGGCTTCGAGGTCAAGTTCCTGCCGGCGCAGAACAGCCCCGAAGAACTGCGCCAGGGCCGCTTCACCGTCACCTTCGCAGCCGAGGAAGCCCCGGTCCTGCGCTATCTCGGCATCCAGTCCGCCCGCTATCGCCCGGCGCTCGACGCCATGCTCGACGAGCTGCTGGCACAGGTCGGCACCATCACCGGCTGACCCGGTACACTCCCCAACACAAAGGACAGGCTCAGATGAGCACTATATACCTCATGGAGGCCGCAAACCTCTTTTGCGGCGATGACGACCCCACCGCCTCCAAGCACCTCACCCTGACCGAGTTGCAGCTGCCCAACCTGCAGGAAGCCTATCAGGACCACCAGCCGGGCGGCTCCCGCGTCCAGATCGAGGTCGCGGTCGGCATCCAGAAGCTCGAGGCCAGCTTCAAGCTCGCGGGCTGGGACCCGGACCTTCTGGCCCAGTTCGGCCTTGGCGCCAGCGCGCGCAAGAAGTTCACGGCCTACGGCGTGATCCGCAACAAGCGCAGTGGGGCCGCCATCGAGGCCAAGGCGGTGCTTGAAGGCCGGCTGGGTGCCGCGAGCCCCGAAGCGTTCACACGTGGCGAGATGCAGGGCTTCGATTATTCAATCTCGGAGATCCTGCATTACGAGCTGCACTTCGAGGGCACGGAGACCTATTACTGGGACTTCTTCACATCGGATTGGCGCGTCAACGGCGTGTCGCAAAACGCGGATGAGCGCACAATCCTGCGCATCCCCGGCGGCCTGTGACGGCCCCAATGCCCCCAGAGGTCATGCCGATGGACGCCGGGGCAAAAGGCCAACCGCCACCAGAAAACCGTTATCCGCATGAGACGCATGGTGTCAGCACTGCGCCACACCTGCACATCCAGACCACGAGGTGACCCATGACTGCCCAAAGGCACAAGACATTGCAGCTGCTGTTTCCGATCACCGTCGAGGACCGCGAGGTCTCCGAGGTCACGATGACCCGGCCCAAGGTCAAGGACCTCAAGGCGATGGACGCCGCCCTTGTCGGCATCACCGACAAGCTCGATCAGGGGATCGTCATGGTGTCTTTCCTGACCGGGCTGCCGACCGAGGCGGTCGAGGAGCTCGATGCCGACGACTTCACCAGGCTCTCGGAGGAGGTCGCCGGTTTTTTCCCCCAGGCCAAGGCGCACGGGACTGGCGCTCCGTCATTGCCGAAACCGCCCACTGGCTGAACACCCCCATCACCGCCTTCGAGCACATGGACTGGTCCGAGGTCGTGCTCTGGCACAACGAAGCCCGGCGTCTGGCCGGCGCACAGCGCAGGTGAGCCATGTCCGTTCTGACGTCGCAGCTGATCATTTCCCTGATCGACCGGGTCACCGAGCCCGCCCGCCGGGCCGCAGGCTCCCTCGCAGGGATCACCCACCGCATACGCGAGGCAAATGGCCAGCGCCTCGGTCTGTCGGACCGGCTTGATCTGGCGCTCTCGCGCAATGCAGATGCGCTGGACAGGGCCCGCTTGGGGGTGATCGATGTTGCGGGCAGCTATGCCACGCTGCACGCGGCCATCGCAGGTCCGATCCAGACCGCGGCAGAGTTCGAGGCGGCCATGGCCAGCGTGGCAAAGGTTGTCGACTTTCCGACACCCGAGGCCTTTGAGGCGTTTCAAAACGAGCTGTTCCGGCTCTCGCGGGAGATCCCCTTTGCCGTCAATGGTCTGGCGGAGATCGCCGCCGCCGCGGGTCAAGCCGGCATCGCAGGAGCGGACCTGACGCGGTTCACGGCTGCGGCCGCCAAGATCGGTGTCGCCTTCGATATCAGCTCCGAGCAATCCGGCACCGCGATGGCCAACATGATGACAGCACTCGGTCTCTCCGTCGACGAGGCCATCCTGCTCGCGGACGCGATGAACCACCTGTCCAACAGCCAGGCCTCCAGTGCGGCGGACATTCTCAGCGTGGTTCAGAGCGTCGGCGCGCAGGCCACCATGTTCGGCTTTACCGCGGAGCAGACCGCCGCCTTTGCCTCGGCGATGCTGGCGGCGGGTGCGCAATCCGATGTGGCGGCCACCTCCTTCCGGAACATGGGGGCGGCCCTGACCCGCGGCGCATCCGCCACCGGCTCGCAACGGGATGCGCTGCAGGCGCTTGGACTTGATGCCGAGCAGGTCGCCCGGTCGATGCAGGAGAACGCCGTTGCAACAACAACGGATGTTCTGCGCCGGATAGCCGAGCTGCCTGCGGAACAGCAGGCGGCCATCTCCACGGACCTCTTTGGCAGCGAGGCCCGGGCGCTTGGCCCTCTGCTGACCAATCTCGATCTGATCGAGGGCACCCTGGCGATGGTGGGGGACCAATCGCGCTATGCGGGCTCGGCCTTTGCGGAGTTCGCAGCACAGAACGACACGTTCAATTCCCATCTGCAGCGGTTCTTGAGCCTGCTTGACGCGTTCAAGATCCGCATTGGCAACGCGCTTATCCCGGCCCTCGTCCGCCTCGGACAGGCGATTGCGCCGATCATCGTTGCCGCCTCCGAGTTTGCCGCGACCTACCCGGAGGTGACCACGGCGATTGTCGGATCGGTTGCGGGGTTCATCGCGCTCAAAGGTGCCCTCGCGGGCCTGACCTTTGTCGGGCTGCTGGGCCGGGGCGGCGCTCTGAACCTGCTGGCTGCAGGCTTCCGCAGCCTGTTCCTGGTCGCACGCGCCGGACCCCTTCTTGCGGTTGGCGCGGCCCTGTCGTTCCTGAGCAACAATTGGGAGGGCGTCAAAGCGGGCATCGATGCGTTCAAGGCGTCCTTCTCGGAGGCCATGAGCGCGGCCAGCCCTGCACTCGAAAGGTTCACCGCCCTCGTGGGGGACGCTCTGTCGTGGTTCAACCAGCTGACAGGTCCGATCGATCCCGATCTGTGGCTGCGCTGGGGGTCGGCCGCAGGGACTGCGGCGGCAGGTGTGGTGGCGGGTCTTGCGAGAGCGGCATCCGGCCTGCGCGACTTCCTGTCCAATCTGGCCGTCGATCCACAGCCGGCACTGGCGCAGGCGCGCAGCGCGGGCAGGCAAATCGTTGACAGTTTGATGGGTGGGCTGTCGGAGGGCTGGTCACGTGTCACAGAATGGGTTGCGGGTCTCGATCTTGATCTGAGCGCTCTTGCGTCCAGCGCAGGTGTCTCGATTGGATCGGTTGCCGCGAGCCTTGCAATCTCCGCAATCGCAGCGCTGCGCTCCGGTTGGACAGCGATCACGTCTTATGCGGGTGATCTGGATTGGGGCGCCGTTGGCGCGGCTGTTGCCAGCGGCCTGCTGGCGGTTTCGAGCGGCCTTGGGGAACTGGCGATCAGTTCGATAGGTGGCGCGTGGGCGGCGGTCTCGACGTTCGCAAGCGGTCTCGAAATTGATTGGTCGCAAGCTGCGGCGAACATCCTGCTTGGGGTGCCGCAGGTTGCATACGGCCTTGGCGCGGCCTTGGTGCAGGCGATGGCCGGAGCGTACAGCGCCGTTCATGAATGGGCCGCCACCGTGACGGTGGATTGGGGCGCGGTGGGCGAGACGATCGGCGCCGGTGTCGGTCGCTTGATCGGTGTGGTCGGCGGGTTTCTTTACGAGACCTTCACCGAGATCTGGACTGGTGTTGCGGCCTGGCTTGCCAGCGATGGGCCGGGCGTGGATTGGGGCGCTGCGGCCAGCGCCATCGTCGATGCCGTTTTTGACAGTATCGGCGCTGCCTGGCATGCCTATTCCGACTTCGTCATGGGGCTGCTGCGCGGTCTCTTCGGGGAAATCCCGCCAGAGGTGTTCGAGGCAGGCGCCACCCTGATCCAGCGGCTCAAGGGCGGGGCGGTGCAGGCGTTCGACGACTTTCTGGGTTGGGTCGCGGGGATCCCGGGGCGCATCCTCTCCGCCATCGGCAGGATCGACCTGTCCAGCCTGATCGACTTCGGGGAGCCCCCGGGCTGGCTCAAGTGGTTGATCGGAGAGGATGAGAGCGCTGCGCAAACCCAGGCCGTCCCGGCACATCCCTCACAAGGCGAGCTCGGCGCGCTGGATGATAACCGTCGTGCAGCTGCCGAAGCCCTGATGGCCGCACGGTCGGCGGGTGACGTGCCAACGCAGCAATATCTTGATGATCTGTCCACCTACGCAGGTCAGCTCCGAGAGGAGATGACTGGAGTGCAGGCGCAGATCGCACAGATCGATCAAAACGGCCCTATGGGGCAGACGCTGGCGGCACCGCTGCAGCGGGACCTGTCGCTGCTGCAGGAGGATCTTGCGGCCGTAGAAGCAGACCTGGCCGAAGGTCGCTCCCATGCGGACGAGGTCACCAATGCTCTGCGCATGTTGGGAGACACCCGTGCGACCCCTGAGGTCAGCACGGCCTCGATCGATGCAGCGCTGGCCCGTGCGCGTGCACTTTCCATGGAGTTTCAGAGGCTCAACGGTCAGGGCGCAACACCTGCGGCGTCTTCACCGGAACTGGACGGCCATCGCGCCAGGGGTGGTCCGATCAGCCGGGGCGGCACCTATCTCGTGGGCGAAGACGGCCCCGAGCTGATCACCGCCAGCCGCAACGGCTATGTGCACCCGAATGGCGAGGGGCCGATGGCTTCCCCTGCATCATCTGCCTCGGCCGCCTCCAGCCCTGCGTCGATCACGGTGACGGTCGGCGATATCGTGATCTCGCCCACCATCAGCACCACCGAACGGGTCGATCCCGCCCAGCTCTCGCGCGAGATCGGGCGGCAGATGCGCGATGAGGTGCGCGAGGCCTTCCGCGGTGTGTTTGCCGACACAGGCATGAGGTTTGCGTGATGCTGATGATGCTGGGACCGCTGCGCTTCGAGGTCGTACCGTTCAATGCGGGCAATTATGACCACGGCCACGCCGCCGGCTTTGCCGAAAAGCCGGTGCTGGGCACCCGCCCCCCGCTCGAGTTCGTGGGCGCGGGTCCGGAAACCTGGACGATCAAGGCCAGGCTCTTCCCCGAGACATTTGGCGGGCTGTCGGAGCTGGACATGCTCTACACCCTCCGGGCCTCCGGCGCGCCGCACTACATGATGCGCGGCGACGGTGCCGTCATGGGCTGGGTGGTGATCCGCACCGTGACGGAGCGCTCCAGCCATCTGGGCGCAGGCGGGGTCGGCCGCGTCATCGACGTCGATATCGAGGTGGCGCGCAGCGCGCCCCCTTCTGCCACCACCTTCTTCGCGCGCCTGGCGCGGATCTTTCTGCCGGAGCTGACATGACCGACATCACCGAGCGCGTCACCGTCGAAGGCGATGGCCTCACAATCTCCCTGATCGTCTGGCGGCGCTTCCACCGCGCCATGCCCGGCCTTGTCGAGCAGGTTTACGCGATGAACCCGGGGCTTGCGGCGCATGGCGCAATCCTGCCCCTGGGCATGTCGGTCCTGCTGCCGGTCCCGGCCCCCGACCCGTCGCCTGATCCGGTGCAGGTCCTGGCGCCGATCCGGCTCTGGTAACAGCGGAGGGGGGGGGCATGCGCGCAGCGTTCACCGTCACGGTTGCCGGGACAAACATCACGACAGCGCTGGCACCGGTGCTGCTGAGCCTGCGGGTCTCGGACAAGGTCGGCACGCATACCGACAGCGCCGATCTCGAGATCGACGACACCTCCGGCCAGATCGTCCTGCCCCGCAAGGGGGCGAAGGTCGCCATCAGCCTCGGCTGGCAGGGCGAAGGGATGCGCGAGGTGTTCCGCGGCACGGTGGACGAGGTGAAGTCCTCGGCAAGCCGCGGGGCGGGTCGCCGCCTGCGGATCAGTGCCAAAGGCATGGACACCACCGGTCCCGCCAAGGAGGGCCAGCAGCGCCACTGGGACGAGGCCACGGTCGAGACGATCCTGCGCGATGCCGCCCGTTTTGCCGAGGTGGCGAATGTGCAGATCGATCCGGCGCTGCGCAGCCTGTCCCGCGGTTACTTCGAGATGCGCGACGAGAGCTTCGCCGCCATGGGGGAGCGCTTGGCACGCGAGATCGGGGCCAACTTCCGTATCGTCGACGACACGGTCATTCTCTCCCGGCGCAACGCCGACTACACCGCGGTCGTCCGCGCGGCCTGGGGTGACAACCTGCACAGCTGGGACATTGCCCCGCAGCTTGGGCGGCCGCAGTTCAGCGGCGTCCGGGCGCGCTGGTATGATGTCGAGAACACCGGCTGGCAGGTGCTGGAGCGCGCCACAGGGCTGGATGTTCGGGCGGTTCATTCCGGGCGCTTGTCGCTGGCGGGGCCAACCGAGGCAACGCAGCAGACGGACAGCGATGCGGCGACGGCCGAGCGCGATGCGGGCGAAGGCTCTGTCGTGATCGAGGGCAATACCGCCGCTATCCCCGATGGGCTCTGCATCATCTCGGGCACCCGGCCGGGCGTTGACGGCGCGTACCGGATCGAGGCCGTGACCCATACGTTCAGCCGCGCAGGTGGCTTTGTCACCGCACTTGACCTCAGGCAGCCCCGGGGCGGCGCAGGAGCTGACCCGCGCCAGGCCACGACCCCGCCGCTGGCGAGGGTCGAGGCCGAACCAAGCACCCCACCCATAGTCGACCCGGATGTCTCCGGGCCGCAGTAACAGGACAGGACAGCACATGGCGCAGGATTGGGTCGCGGGGATCCCCACACTGGTTTACTTCATCATCGGCATGGGCGGTGTCGCGGGCGCCATGCTCGCCATCATCAAGCTCTGGCACACCATCCGGCCCCGGCCGGACACCACCGAGCGCGACATCGAAATGATCCGCGACGACGTGCACGACATTCGCGCCCGTGTCGCTGCCTTGGAGATCGAGATCGCCAAGATCGACCAACCCTCCATCGCAAAGCGCTTCGACGGCCTCGAGGGCAAGATCGACCGGCTCTACGAATTCCTCCTCGACCGTTTCTCGGACGGGGTACCCGACCGCAGGCGGTGACGGGAGGTCGGTCTGGATCCCTTGATGCCCATTTAATCGGGCACATCTTGTTTTGTGCAGTCGTGACAATTCGGGAGAGCAGACATGACAGATATCGAGGACGTTCTGATCGAAATGGCAAAGGCGGCTGATCCGGTGGATGCAATTCGGCATTTGGTGCTCGCCCATGGCGGAACCTGGACAAATGCGGAAAACGCAACCGGTCTGTTTGAGGTCCAACTTTCTGGGCTGGTGGGCATTGGGCCGTCCGCTGCAACCGCAGTGGATGATTGGCTGCAGCAAGCCAAAAAGACGCTGGGGTAAGGACCGCCCCTCGTCCGGAAATATTGCGCCCTGCGCGCGAGCTTCAATCTTCAACACGCATCACACAGCCGTCCTTTGGGACGGCTTTTTTTATGGGAGAACGGAATGACCCCCTACGAGATTGCCAAAACCTATATCGGGACCACCGAAGGGCCCGGGCCGCAGAACAATCCGGTGATCGTGCAGATGTATGCCACCGTGGGCCAGGATTGGGTCGAGCATGACAGCGTGGCCTGGTGCGCCGCCTTTGTCGGCCATTGCGTCGAAAGCGCCGGCCTGCGCTCCACCCGCAAGCTCAACGCCCGATCCTATCTGAATTGGGGTGTGCCGATCGATCTGGCCGACGCGCAGGAAGGCGACATCGTGATCTTTACCCGTGGCGACCCCAGCGGCTGGCAGGGCCATGTCGGCTTCTTCGTGCGCAAGACCGCCGCCTCGATCGAGGTGCTCGGCGGCAATCAGGCCGACGCGGTCAACATCAAGCGCTATTCAAAGACCCGGCTTCTCGGCATCCGCCGGTCAGGCAGCGTCGCACCGGCTGTGACCCTCTCGGTGCGCGACGTTCAGCAGCGGTTGCGCGCCCTTGGCTATCATGAGGTCGGGACCGTCGATGGCATCATGGGGCCGCGCACAAGAGGTGCAATTCTCCCAAGTTCGTCAGCAAATCGTCTAAGTGATTGATATTGTTATGGCCAGGTCTGCCATTGTGTGACTACCGAGAAGGGATCAAGCGGGTTTTGGGATATCGAGGGTGTCGAAGAGCTCCAA